TTCCTGGTTTCTGCCCTCCAGGAGAATATTTTGAGGTTAGGAATAAAGAGGGTGTCCCTACGGCATCATATGGTATGCATCTAAGTCCAGAGGGTCATCAATATTGGGCAGATATTATTTTTGATCACATCAATAAATAGTTTTTTATTGATTGATATGATCTCTGTTTTATTCGTCGGGAAAGTAAAGGAATTTACTGAAGAGTACGAAGCATACAATGAGACCCTAATGGATAGTGCACGAAAGATTCCAGGGTTTATTGACATGCAGAGTGAAATGGTTGATGGCATTGAAATTACCATCAGTCAGTGGAAAACTGAGGATGATGTGCGAGAGTGGGCACGTGACCCAACGCATATGAAAGCAAAGAAAAGAGTGCAGAAATGGTACTATTGGTATCGAGCAAAGCATTTTAGTTCAAATCAATGATTGGCGAAGATGCAAACGAGTACCCTTTGTTTGAAGGGGATTGGTATGCAAGTATGAATTTGGGTATAAATGAGTGTAGAATGTTATATGACCATATAAACTATTCAATCAAAATGTGGCCAGGTTCACCTGCCAGACCTCCGGAGGAGCAAGAGTACCTTCACCTCCTGAAGACCCGTCTGGCAGGCATTATCATGCAATACAACTTTGACATGTTGGACATGTAGTATTGGATTCCTTGACAGGGGATAAATAAACCGCTATATTATGTAAGCGGTGACAATCTTACTAATCCACCGAATCTAATCCAATATGTCTTTTGCAGACCTCAAAAAGCAATCTCGACTTGGTTCTCTGACTTCTAAGTTGACCAAAGAGATTGAGAAGATGAATACCAGCGGATCTGGTAACACAGACGAACGTCTGTGGAAACTCGAAGTCGATAAGGCAGGCAATGGTTATGCCGTCATCCGATTCTTGCCCGCTCCCGATGGAGAAGAACTCCCTTGGGCGAAGGTGTGGTCTCACGCCTTCCAAGGACCCGGAGGTTGGTATATCGAAAATAGCCTGACCACCCTAGGACAGAAAGATCCTGTCTCTGAGTACAACCGTCTCCTTTGGAACAGTGGTACTGATAGTGACAAGGATTTGGCACGTAAGCAGAAGCGAAAGCTCTCTTACATTGCGAACATCTATGTCGTCAAAGATCCAACTAACCCCCATAACGAAGGACAAGTTTTCCTTTATAAGTTCGGTAAGAAGATCTTTGACAAAGTTTCTGCTGCCATGCAGCCTGAGTTTGAAGACGAAGAAGCAATCGATCCATTCGATTTTTGGCAAGGTGCGAACTTCAAACTGAAAGCTAAGAACGTTGCGGGTTACCGCAATTATGACAGCAGCGAATTTGCTGCCGCATCTCCAGTGTTGGACGACGACGATGCCCTTGAGGCATTGTGGAAGAAACAACATTCTCTAGAAGAATTTACTCGCCCTGACCAGTTCAAGGCATATGGGGATCTAGAGAAGCGTTTGAATTCCGTGTTGAACAACGCACGCAAAGCGGTTGACCCAGAAACCTTCGATGAGGAGGAAGCAGCGGTCACAAAATCACGGCAGCAAATGGATGAGGAAGACCGTATCGTCAAAAAAAGTCCTGCCCTTGTTGAGTCTGTTGTCGCGACCGGATCAACAAATGCTGATGACTCAGATGACGATGCCCTGTCCTACTTTCAGAGACTTGCCGAGAGCTGAGGGATGAAGTTTTACAGCTTCAACGAGCTGATTGGAGTCTGGGATGGGGAACTCCCCATCCTGGACTTTTCTTTTAGGAAAATTTATGAATGGAAAGAAGAATTCCCTGAGTCAGAAGGTAATTCAAACATAGAAGGATGGCAACGCACCGGTATGCAGACCGATGGAAGATTTACTCAATTGATGAATCTGATTGCTAGCAAATCACGAGAGTACATTGCTCATCATGATGTAAAACCACCTCGTCATGTGGAGGTTGTCCATGCCTTTGCAAACATCAATGGACCTGGTGCATCAAACTGTATGCACCATCATACTTACGGTCAACTCAGTGGGGTGTATTGGTTGAAAGCACCACGTAATAGTGGTAACCTTGTCATCATGAGTCCATTTCATAATCAATACTTGAATACCTCATGTGTATCTAAGATTGACCGTAATGCAATGGTCATTGAACCTAAAGCAAACACGGGGGTATTTTTCAATAGTAATTTAGTTCATTACGTAGATCAGAACCGATCGAAACATGATCGAGTGTCAGTGGCATTTCACGTTCTTATTCACCCATAACGGGAAAAAAACCTCGGGGCAAAAATTGCTTCTATAGATTTTATGTACAAAAATATTATCATTATAGAACAAAATATTGATGTAACTCCGTTTTTGGAAGAATTGAACCCAGATCATTGGGATTGGGTCTCACAACAAACTAGAAATAACTTAGGAGGAGATAAAAATCCATATGGGTTCTTACCTTTAGTTTGGGCAAAGGTCCAAAAAGGTGAAGATCCTCATGATGCGATGGGACAAGAAAAAACCGCACTCTACGACTTATATCCTAAAGTGCAAGAATTTTGGAAAAGGCACAATATCACTAAAACAGGCAGAGCAGCATTTTTCCGATTACAACCAGGAAAACGTGTTTTAGAGCATATTGATCGTGGGGAGTATTATAAGAAAAAAGACCGATATCACCTATCTCTACAGGGTACTTATTTGTACCGTGTTGGTGATGAATCTATGATTGTGCAACCAGGTACGTTTTTCTGGTTTCACAATAAATTACCCCACGAAGCATTGAACGTGGGGAATGTTGATAGG